ATGAAGATCAAGAAAACCTTGTTGGTTAGTATGATGATGAGCGGTGCATGTTCAATGAGTGCAATAGCGGCCGATGTGGAGGGTGGTATTGTGAAAAAGGCTCCAAGCCAAACGATAAGCCTTCCGTCTAATCTTTTGTCAATTGACCCTTCTGCATTATCTGCTGTGCGACCTGAATTAGCTCCACTTGGTAATGCAACGCCTAAAGCAGCAGCTGAGGGTATTAGTTATTTCGAAATTGCAGGCATTGAATCTTCTAAATACCCTTTTGAGGGAGTTTCACCTAACCAGACTTCGACAATACAGGATCATGGCGGTGCTAAGTTAGTCGTTTATGTTTGGCAGCGTGGGTATGGAAATGTATATGATGCAACAATGAATGGAGTGTCTAAGAGAGCCTCCTCCGAGTATCGCTGCGGTTATGACTTACATAGATGTTCCTCAGGTGAGATAGTAACCGGGTGGTTGCATTCGTTTGATTTTAGTGGGCAGGGGCTGGAGTCCGGTCAGTTTAAAGCAAGTTCATACTCTACGTCATATCCAACCGGATTATGGAGTGACTCAATTACCATAAGATAAGAAAACTATGTACTAACTAAATCTAATACGTACTTATTTTAAATATCATATCTTTCTTTTCTCTGTGTCACTTCCTGCTTTATTTGTCATTGTCGAGAAATAGGGTTGAGGGGGGGATTTGGCTGAGTTGTGTTTAAAGCCTGTTTTACTAGGCGTTGGCATATTTTTAGGTCAGTTGAATAGAAAAAAGCGCGTCACTTAGGTGATGCGCTTTTTTTATGTTTATGGCGTGTCTTTTGTCACTGGCGTTAGACGTCTTTACCGATCCAGACAACGCGGCCGATGACTTCTAGGTCGTTGGCTTCGTTGGGTTCGATCATTTGCTCTTTGTAGTCTTTATTGTCGCTAAGCAAGAGTAAGCCTTTATTGATGAGTTTTTGCACACGTTTGACGACGAGGTGGTTGTCGGTGCGTATTACGTAGATGCTGCCGTCGATCATGTCGCGCTGGCTGGTGTCGATCATCAAGGTGTTGTTATCACTGATGGTCGGCTCCATGCTGTCACCACGGGTGAAGACAAGGACGAGATCTTTCTCGTTGAGGCCACGATATTTCAGCCATTTGTGGCGAAAAGCGAGAAAACGTGTAGGTTCTTCTTCCATGGGCGCGGTGCCAGGTCCTGCGGATACTTGGATTTTGTAGCCTGGGATCATGGCGAATTCTTTGGTGATGTCGTCTTTCGGTTGCGCTTCTGTCTGTGGAGCATTGTCCGTTTTTCCTGTAACGAGCCAGTTGACAGACACTCCGCCGGCTTCGGCGAGGGCCAGCAAACGCGTTAGGGTGGGCTCTGAGTCGCCTTGCTTCCATTTACGAACCACAGATTCAGACACGCCTGACAAACGTGCGAGCGCGCTGGTGCCGCCCACTTTCTCTGACAGCATGTTTATACGATCCTGAAACGAGTCATACCCTAATTCGTCCAAGTGTGACCCATTATTTGGTATTTTTTCTTTCATTTAGATCGCTCTTAAGTCTCTGATTTATATAAACTTATTTTCATAAACGCACAAAAAGGCGAATTATTGTCTCGTGTGACCGCACAAATGTGTTGATTGGTCGTATGATTGTGCTATCTTATTAAAGGCAAATCATGAACAGAGCAACTCAATAGGGTTGTTCTATAAAACTGCATAGAAGGAAGCCAAAAAAATGAGCAAGCAATGTACTCACTCAACAACACTCTCTGACTGGCATCGCCAAGACATTATGGCGGCGATTCGCAAAAAAGGAACCACACTCGCCGAGTTAGGTCGCCAGCATGGCTATGAAAGCCCAGCGGCGCTCTACAATGTCTTTAACATGTCCTATCCAAAAGTGGAGCGTATTATCGCTGCCTTTTTGGAATCACATCCCAGTGAGATATGGCCATCCCGATACCAAAAGTCGGATATTGATTTTAAAACATCCATCAGTTTAACGCACTTAAAGAAGTAAAAACCAATTAACTTTAGTAAACCAATAGATAAATAACAAAGCAACGAAAACCGCGTCAATAAATCGTCACTAGGACGATTAACTATAGCAAAGGATGCCGTTATGCACAGCAAGCACCATATTGAATCCGTTAAGACATACGCTCTATAGCGTCTTGTAACAAGCCAACCCCATAAAAATCAAATAGATAGGCGATTCCAAGGCATCGTTCTAGGAAAGTTGCGCCCAAAATTTAGGGTCGGAGACACACATGAAACAATGGTTAACCGCAAAAGATATCAGCGAGCAGCGTTTGCCAGGGCTACCTGAAAGCAAAAGTGGCGTGCTGCGTTACGCAAAACTGAATAATTGGGAATGCCAAACCACCGCTTCCAGTGGCGGTTTGCGCTATGAATTCCACATTTCGAATTTATCAAAAGCCGCTCGTGAGGCGTTGCAAGAGCAGCATCGCCTAGCGGTATTGAAAAAAATGACCCTGCGACCCACCGCAGGGCAAAACAATAGGGCGTTAATCGCACCAAGCAGTAAGAACAACACCAGTATCCGTCAGCGAGATACGGCCAATAGTCGCGCTATGGTGTTGCGTGCTATCCAAGGCATGGTCGATGAAGGCATTAGCCAAGAAAGCGCCATCGCGACGATTTTGACACAAGCGCAGTTGGGCACCTTAGGGCAAAGCAATCCGGTGTTGGAAAAAGCCTTAGCCGAATCGGTGGATGCCCGAGGGCATACTCGTTACGTTCATTCGTGCGATTCACAAACAGCAGGGCGCTCTTATCCGAGTAAACGCAGCATTATGCGTTGGTTTGCCGAAGTGAAAAAGCAGGGCGATTTGATCCCTAAAAAGCGTGAAAAAGCCCCTTTGCCCAGTTGGTTTGCCGCGTTTCGAACATTCTATAACGTGCCAGAAAAGCCCAGTGTGAACGGTGCCTACGAGCTATTTCGTGACAACTGGCAGGGCGAAGAACCGTGTCCAAGCATTTACGCGGTGCGTCGTGCCTTGAATAAGTTGGGCAAAGTCGAACGGGAAAAAGGCCGTATGGGTAGCCACGATTTGGTGAACATTCGTCCCTTTGCTCGACGTCGTTTCGACCATCTTTTGCCCTGCGATATTTACAGCGCCGATGGGCATACTTTTGATGGGGAAGTGTCCCATCCGCTCCACGGTCGTCCGTTTCGTCCAGAGATCACGACCTTTATCGACATTGCCACTCGCCGAGTAGTGGGTGTGTCTGTGAACTTGGCAGAATCCGGCATTGCCGTGTTGGATGCCTTGATGGATGCCTGCAAGTGCGGCGTGCCAGCGCTTATTTATGTGGACAACGGCTCGGGCTATGTGAACCACATGTTAAAGGACGAAGCAAAAGGCATTCTTGCACGCTTGGGGTCTGAAATGACGCACTCCTTGCCGTACAACTCGAAAGCGCGAGGGGTCATCGAGCGTGTGCATCAAACTTTATGGGTGGCTGGCGCGAAGACTCTGCCAAATTATGTTGGCCAAGACATGGATCGCCAAGCAAGACTGGCCAATTTTACCGCCTCACGCAAAGGCGCACAGGGGAACGGCCCGATCAGCACCATGAGTTGGGAGGCCTTTATGAAATGGGTCGATGGGCGGGTGGACTGGTACAACAAGCGCCCCCATAGCAGTTTGCCGAAGATAGACGACCAAGGCACTAAGCGCCATCAAACCCCATTGGAAGTCTGGATGGACAAGGTCGCTACTGGCTGGGAGCCGTTGGAGCTTAGCAACGACGAGATCGCCCATGTGTTCCGTCCCCGTGAAGAACGCACCGTGGTGCGTGGCGAAGTGCGTTTGTTCAACAATCGCTATTTTTCTCCTGAACTTGAAGAGTTTCACGGCCTTAATGTGCATGTGGCCTATGACATTCATGACGCAAATCGCGTGTGGGTGTTCGACATGGAAACCGGTGAATTGATTGCTCAAGCCGATTGGAACGCCAACGAGAGCAAATATTTCCCTGATTCCATGCTTAACCAAGCGCGAGAAAAGCGTGCTCAAGGCCGTTTGAATCGGGCGATGAAAAAGGTCGACGAAATTGAAGCAGAGCGCACAGGCAACGGCATTCTAGACGCATCGCCTTCCGCGTTTTATCTAGAAGAGCAGAACCGTTTGGATGCCTGGCAAGGAGCGTTTTCTCTCACCAGTGCGCAACGAATCACTACACAGCAGGCTGAGCCGCTTGCCGACCCCGTTGCTCAGCAAGCAGACAACGCGCGCCAACCAGCCAACCCTTATGAGCCCTTGTCGCCTGCGGGTCGCTATGCCTTGTACCAAGCGTGTCAGCGTGACCCAGAGCAGGCGCAGCAGCATCAACGCTGGCTCGGTACCTACCCATTAACCAAAGAGTATCAGTATTTTCGTTCATTAGATGAGTCGTCCCATGAACGAGACGACATCAACAAAAAACAGGAGCCGTCATCATGATAGGAATCGCGCAAACCGCCAATCTCGCCCTGTGCGACATGGCCATCGAACGCGCCCAAGCGCGTACCCAATCACTGCCCGGTATGGTGTGCCTATATGGCCCCAGCGGCACCGGCAAATCCGTCGCGGCAAGCTTTGTGGCGAATCGCCGTCGTGCTTATTACGTGCAGGCGAAAAGTGTCTGGACCAAGAAATTTTTCCTGCAAGCCATCTTGCGGGAAATGGGCATCAGCACGGTGAAAACCTTGCCAGAAATGCTGGAGATCGCCGCCCAAGAACTGGCGTTGTCGAATCGGCCTTTGATCATCGATGAGATGGACCACCTGATCGACAAAAACGCCGTGGAGCTGGTGCGAGATTTATACGAATCCAGCCAAGCGGTGATCCTATTAATCGGCGAAGAGCGCCTGCCAGACAAGTTGAAAAAGTACGAACGTTTTCACGGTCGAGTCCTCGATTGGGTGCCCGCCCGTTTGGTGGATTTAGACGATGCGCGCCAGCTGGCGAGCCATTATGCACCGAGCATCGAGGTGGCCGACGACTTATTAGACATGCTCATCGCCCATGCGGCAGGCAGCATTCGGCGTATTGTGGTCAACCTTGAGCGCATCCACGAAGTGGCACTGTCTTGTGGTTGGACCATTGCCGACCAAGCGAACTGGGCCAATCGCCCACTGTATACCGGCCATGCGCCAAAAAGGAGGTTGTTATGACACAGCACAGATCGAATACCCAAGCCTTAGTGGATGTATCCGCCTGGGGAGAAGAGCCTCCCCATTTTATCCGCTTACTGGCCGATGCAGTGGCCTTGAGCAGCCGCGCCACCGTAGCCCGTCAAATTGGCGTGAGCCGTTCGGCAGTATCGACCTTATTGTCGAACCGTTACCCGAGCAAAACCACCAATAAAATCGAGCAAAAAGTGGTGGATGCCCTGGGGCGAGTGAATTGCCCAACCTTGGGGGACATCACCTCAGCGAAATGCCATCGCACACGGATTCGTCCTTTTATGAACACCAATAACCAAACCATTGCCCAGTTTCGCGCTTGCGCCAACTGCCCAAACAACCCCAATCGCCGGAGTCAACAAGATGAGCAATAGTATGAATCACACACAGCAAGAGAGCCAATCGTCTATCATTCCAATGGGCTACCGCCAGAATGCCAGCGGCCACTTGGTACCAGAAAGCGCCATTCGCGAGCAAGATTTATTGCGCGATCAAGTGGTGCAAAGTTTGGTGCCCAAAGCCCTTGAGTTGCATAACGCCTTGCAGGCCTTTAAACAGCTGGCCTTGCAAGACATCGACGACTTGATCCAAATCGCCGGTGAGCGTTACGGTGCCAAACTGGGCGGTAAAAAAGGTAACGTCAGCTTAACCACCTACGATGGCCGTTATAAAATTCAGCGAGCGTTTCGCGAAGTCTTGGCCTTTACTGAAGAGATCGAAGCCGCCAAAGGGTTAATTGATTCTTGTCTATCACGCTGGAGTGAAGGGGCCAACGACAACATTCGTGCTGTGGTTAGCCAAGCCTTTCGAACCAACACCAAAGGCGAAATCAAAACGGGCAAGATCCTTGATTTGATGCGTTTAACCATCGAAGACGACGAATGGAACCGCGCCATGGAGGCTTTACGGGATGCCCTCAAATCCATTGGCACCGCCGTCTACGTGCGAATCTACGAACGCATCGACAACACGGACCAGTATCGCCCAGTACCGCTGGATCTTGCTGCCTTATAAACTAGCCAGCCACGATACTTGTCACAAAAAGAAAAACGACAAAACCACCCAACGAGGTGGTTTTTCTATTTATAAACCACAAGCGTTGTAATAAGAGTGTAAGAGGGGTTGACCACAAATCCTAATGCCTAAAAAATGTCCGGCGTCAATATAGTGATAAGGATATTATTATGCAGCCATTGAAACACTACCCGCAACCTGAACGCCCGTCTGATCCAACGCCACTCGAAATGGCGATCTACAACTACGAACTCAAAGCCAAAGCCTTTTATGACAAAAAAGCGCGACTTGGCGACGCCAAAGAAGCGGACGTAACCAAACGACTTAACCAAGACTATAAACACCTAGAGCAAGAGCGGAATAGGTTGGAGTATATTACGGTGATACAGGAAGCTTTGGAGAAATATCGGGAAAATAGTGAAGCCATCGGCAAAGAAACTAAAGGGTTAGGATTGTTGGAGGAAGAGCATCATCCAACAAAAAAATTAGCTAGCTTTTTAACGGCCTCAGGAGAGCCTAAACCCTCCATAAAGCATGAGGCCCATCATATTATTCCAGGTAAAGGGCGCTTTCGAAAACCTGCCATAGCGAGAGCAAGGCTTCGTTTGCATGTCAATGGTATAGGAATTAATGATCCGATGAATGGTGTATGGTTATATGGTGTTGAGAAGGGGAAGCAAGAGTTTGATTGGGCAACGTCCGCAGCCACTTCTCACCGTCGAATACATCGATATAACTATGAAACATGGATAGCTACAACGCTTGGCGGAAGATTAGATAGAGTAAGATTTATTAACCGATTACAAAAAGTGAAATTCAAAATCAAGAATGGCATGATGCCTGAGAAAGTGATGATGAAAAAAGACGAATCTTGGGATGGCTTATCATGATGTACGCAGTTCGTAATATTACAAACTCATATGATGTTATTGAGTACGACTTTTTAGAAGTTGCGGAGAGACTAAAAGGGAGAATGGGAGGCGATATCCATCCAGTCATGTATTTATTGGATATGCATGAGGATAATAATCCTCTATCTGAGTATTGGCCTGACCCTATGGAGTTTAAGTACACTCCTAAGGGTAAAAAGCAGAACAATGACGTAAGTATTTTAGAAGGCTTAATCGTGTTTAGTGATAAAGCCCATGATGCCTTGCAGCCACTGCTGTCAGAATATGGTGAGTTCTTAAAAATCGATGTGGAAGGGGACAGAAAGTACCTTTTTAATCCTCAGGTATTTGGTAAAGAAGATCCTACGCTTAGTATAAAAGGTTATTTTAATAACGTTCATACTGATTATGAATGTATCGCGTTTAATAAGGACGATGTAGACGACAAGGTTTTCTATAAAAGCAAACTGGCTGTATCGCGTTTGTACTGCAATGAGGCTTTTGTCGAGGCGTTTAAAGGCCATCAGCTTAAGGGGCTGACTTTCACGCCAATAGAGGATTATATCGATAGAAGTGAGTTTTGATAGACAAAGTACAATAAGCGAAAGGAGTCCCGTGGCAATATCATGATTTACGCTGTTCATAATACTGAGAATACTTCTGATGCCATTGATATGGACTCGCTTAAGTTGGCAGAAGTGCTGGCATTAAAGATGCCTGATGACATAGATCCCATCGTGTATCTCGTTGAGCTGAGACAAAAGAACGACACACTTTCGGAGTATTGGCCTGAGCAGATGGCGTTTAAATATTCTGGTCGTTATAAAAAGCACAGTGTCGATATCAATATCCTCGGAAACTTGATCTTTTTTAATGGCAGAGCGTTTGATGCCATGCAAGGGCAGCTGTCTTCATATGGGGAGTTTCTAAAAATAGAAGTAGAAGGTGATCAACACTATCTCTTTAACCCTTTGGTATTTGGCGAAGAAGACCTTGTGTTTAGTGAAAGGCAATATTTTAACAATGTACCAACAGGCTACAAAAACATTATGTTTAAAAAAGAGGATGTGGATAAGAAAGTCCTCTTTAAAAGTAAGTTGGGTGGCGCTTTTATTTATTGTAATCATGAGTTTGTTAAGGCGTTTAACGACCATAACCTGACGGGCATTCAGTTCACATTGATTCCTGACTACAATTACAAAGAAGAGTTCTAGAATCAGTTAATCGGGTTATGCAACGAGTGACTGGCTGTAAACAAAACCACCCATCGAGGTGGTTTTTTATTGCTAGTGATCCGCTAAAAATCATTGACCGTTAGAATTTTTTACTAACGCATCACCATGCTATTTTTCTTAGCATGATGACTTTAGAACCTTGGCAATCTTTATTGCCCGACTCAGCGCAGCAGCTTATTCATGTAATTGGATGGGCCGATACGGCGCGTCTTATTAATACCTTTGGCGGGACGACGTTGCCGATGCCATCTGGCGTGAATGCCATTGGTCGCGCAACATTGGCGCTCTTAGCCGAGAAAATGGGCGATGAGGTAACACAAAAACTCGCCCAATATTACGGTGGCGCGCCCTTGTACGTACCCCGCTGTTCAGCGGCTCTGCGTCGTGCTCGCGATAATGTGATTATCAGTGAATTTGAAGCGCGTATTCGTGCCAAAGAAACCGCCACCAGTGCGGTGAATCAGTTAGCCATGGAGCATAAACTCACGGATCGTCGTATTTGGAAAATTCTGAAAACCACCCCGCCAGATGACCCTACACCGGATTTATTCCAAGGCTTTGCCTAACTCATTGTCTCTTTCATGGCCCTGATCGGGCCTTTTTTATGTCTGCGATTTTGTTATTTCCCCTTAAAAAAGGTGAATTTCAATGATATGAACTCAATTACCTCTTCGCTCCAACAAGGTGATTTCGATGCAACGACGTTGCACGACAATAAGGCGCTGAAAGTCTGATACAGCAGAGCGTAACAGAATGCACCAATATAAAGTCATGAAGCTAATCCAACGAAACAAGCAGCACAAATTCCCCCTCTATTACTGAATCCATCCAGTCAGGTTCCTTCTCTTGTGTCTTGTAACGTGAGGCAAAGCTCGCGGCAGTTGGCCGTGTGTGTTGTGTATTTTGAAGAGGAGAAAACGATGGGAGCCCGTCGACAGTTAAGTGTGATCGATAGTGTGATTATTCATCATGCAGAAACCCCTAATGGCCATGTGTTTACGGCTGAACAGATTGATCAATGGCATGAAGCGCGCCATTTCGAACGAGACATGAGTATTTGTCCGGGTTATAGCCCGTTAAAGCACATTGGCTATCACTATGTGATTGAGTTAGACGGCACGATTCAACGCGGTCGGCCTCTGGAAGAGGTGGGGGCACACACCTATGGGAAAAACCCTAAAAGCATCGGTATTTGCTTGATTGGTATGGATAAATTTGCCTTGGTGCAATGGCGGCAGTTGCTCAAACTTATTCAAAGTTTGGATGACAAGTTAGCCACTTCGCTGGCGGTGTACGGCCATAACCAATTTAGCCCGAAAACCTGTCCAGGTTTTAATGTTCCAGCTTGGATCAGCCGTAAATTTCGACCACTGGATCAACATATTTTAGAAGGTGACTTCCATGGGGTGGTTTAGCGATTTGTTTACGTCGGGAGCGGGATCCTTGGTGTCGTCCATTGGCGAGGTGGCGGATCGCTTTATTGAATCGCCGGACGATAAAAACGCCTTCAAGTTGCAAATGCAAACCTTGATCCAGCAGCGAGACAGTGAGATCGAGCAGAGTTTGCGCAAAAACTTGGAAGCCAAAGAGCGCGTCTTAGTGGCGGAGTTAAACCAAGGAGACAGCTACACCAAACGGGCTCGCCCCACGGTGGTTTACGCTGGGCTGATTTTTATCGCGATCAATTATGTGGTTTTTCCTTTGCTTGCCCGCATAGTGACGGCCACGGGTGTCATGATGGATGCCTCGCCGTTGGCGGATTTGCCTGGGGATTTTTGGTTGGCATGGGGAGGCATTTGTGCGACTTGGTCGATCGGCCGAACCATAGAAAAACGTGGAACGCAGACCCCGCTTACGCAAGCGGCGACGGGCTCTAAGCCAGTAACCAGCTTGCTTAAGTAAGGATGGGATAGGACAAGATTATGGATTTATTAGATTGGGCGGCGGATTTAGAAGAAGCCTTTCGTGCGGCCTCGATTCAACAACACAGACAACAAGGGGAGGCGACCTTCACGACCCATTGTGTGGACTGTGATGAAGTGATTCCCGCCCCACGACGGGCGGCATTACCTCATACCACACGCTGTATCGATTGCCAGCAAGATGAGGAGAAACGCCAATGACAACTGATTGGGGGCAATGGAAGTTTTGGTTTGATGTAGGGCAGTGGGGGATTATGCTGATGTTATCGGGCTGGATGTTTATTGACAAAGGTCGTGCTAAAAACAGCAATGCCATTCGTGAGATGACCATGAGTCAACAAACCTTGGACAAACGCATTACCCAGCTAGAAAACAAAGCCGCCACTCACGAAGACATCGCCAAACTCACCGCCGAGATGGAAGGGCTGAAAAGCACCTTAACCCGTCTGACGGTGACAACAGACCGAATACACGACTATTTGTTGAATAAGAAGGAAGGGGGCTAAGTGCCCTCTGGTTCGTTAAATACTTTGTATGAATAAGCGGTTTTGATTAGGATAAGGAAACCGAATAAAATTCGGTCATTGTAAATGATAGATAAGGATATCCATGTGAACTTTTCTTACACGCCTAAAGCAAAGCCAATTCGTCCAAGCAACCCTAGTGTTTTAGAGATGGCCATCCACAGATACCAATGTCTAGCGATAGACTACCATAACAAAAAAAATCTTGATGCATCTCTTATAAAAGAGACCCCAGCGGAGCTTAAAGAACGTATTGAGTCGTTAGAAAGAGACTGGGAGCATCTGCAGTTAGAAAGAAAAAAGATTGTCACGCAAGTTATTCTTCAGAAAAACTTGGAAAGCTATCGGAAAGAGAACCTACAAAAAGATGAAGATGAGCTGTTTGAAGAGCCTCATCACCCGACTCGTCTTCTCGCGAGGAATTTGAGTGCTATTGGCGAGCCTAAGCCTAGCCCTGATCATGATCCACATCATATTATTCCTGGAAAGGGTCAACATCAGCAAGTTCGATTAATGGAGACGCGCTTAGCTCTTCATGCACATGGAATTGGTATCAATGATCCGCTAAATGGCGTATGGCTGCCGAGAAACAAAAAACATAAAGGACATTGGGCTGGAAAAAATACCCCTGCCCATCGAGAAATTCATAGTTTTAACTATGAAACTTGGATTGTTAGTACGTTTAGCTCTCCACTATTACCTAAACAGGCATTTGTAAGTCGTCTACAGAATGTGAAACGTAAGTTACTTAACGGGGATCATCCTAGTCAGATAATTGAAAAAAAAGATACAAACTGGGCAGGTAAGGTATGAACATATATCAGTTAAAAGATATTCCCGATGAGTTTAAAACATTAACTTTAAATGTGATGTCTCTAGCTGAACAGTTAGGTAGCAAAAAGTTGACTCGTCAACTAAGAATGCAACCTGCGACGAATGAATCATTGAGCTCAATATGGAAAGAAAATGTTCGTGGTCAGTTTAGCGATGTACTTGGGAAAGGTTCGATGATCCCAGATATATCATGCTGGCGGGGAACGTACTTGGTGCTTTCTCCAAAAGGGTATCATTACCTTAAAGAACCATTATCCTCCGAGGGGGAGTTCTTACCTATTCAAGTGGAAGATACGACTTTTCATGTCTTTAACTGCCTGAGTTTTGGCCTAGAAAATGAGCCCCTATGCGTCAAAAAATATCTTGATGGCTTTGAAGATGGGCTGGAAACCCTTCACTTTGATGAAGACGATATTGAGCCTCGATTTTTATTTAAATCACAATTGCAAGGCTGTAGTGTGTTGTATGCAACAGACTCTTTTAAGCAGCTTTATGATGAGAATGGCTTAACAGGTTTACGCTTTGATAGTGATTTATTGACTCCTTTTTAGGTGTTTCTTTGTTTTGTATTGCATCAAACTATTGGGCTATACAGACATAATAGTTTGATGCACACAAATTTTCTTAGTTCTCAAGTAGATCATAAATATTTAATGCTATTTTCCTAAAGTGCCAGCCAAAAAAAGTAGCTACACCGCATATAGTTATCAAAATCGGCCCATTTGCAACAATTGCAGCTTGTAGTTGGTCGATGTCAAAAATGGATATTTTTGGGGAGTCACTAAATATATTTTTTCCTATCGCAGAAAGCGGCACAGCTACAATTGATAAAGATATAACTGAAAATAGCTTATTGGCTATAGCCATAAATGAATCAGCCGCTTTTTCAAAACTCCTCTTTTTTCTTCCTTTTAAAAAAGGGAGCGATTTTATGGCTTGTCTTTTTCTTACGGGGTCGCTATAAAAATTATCGTTTGCCTTAGTCCAAACCTCTTCAAATATTTCTTTAGATATTTCCTTTGTATCAAATTCTGGATCGTCCATTATTTCACTAGCGGGGGGAACGGGAATCTCGCCTAATCTAGTTTCACCTGTTGATTTGGTGGCGTCCGCGTAACTCAGCTCATCATCAGAAAACACTTCGACCTTGCGGGTTTCATAACGCTCAGCGTCCAGCTAACTGTAGAATTCTTTTGGCTGATTTTTAGGAGGGTTTATCCATTTTGAGTAGAGATACATTGTCATGTGAATGTCCTTTTTAGATGATGAATATCGATAGCGTCAGCTTTATACCACAATCCTATTCTAACCTCATTTCTCTCGTCCCCCTCATGCCTCATAACCCTCGACCCACTATATTGCCCTGTGTTTTTCGGGAAATGCGTTTCTAACGGGGGGCTAACGGGGTTTACGGGGCGGTTTGTTTATGCCGTCTTGATAAGTCTGTCTTGTCCATTGCTTTTTTCCTACTGAACTCTTGTTTGCTCCACTGAACTCTCTTTTGCTCCGCTGAACTCAAGTGTGTCTTGTTGGTTTTGTGGATGCTTTTTGCTGTCTCTTCTTTCGTTGTCTTTTCTCAAGCTCTCTTCGCTCATTCTTTCCTTTTCTGGTTCTGTTTTTTTCTTCTAACGCTGAACTGTGTCTCGGTTCGTGAAAGTTGGCTTCCCTTTAATCTTGCCTTATCGAAACGCAGACGCTTTTCGGCGCTCACCCAGTGGGTGAGATGAGTTTTCAATATGAGGGTTTTATTTGATGTTTGCTCAAGTAGACAGTGCGCTTAAAGCCGCGATTACCACGGCCTTGGGCAGTCATGTGAAAGAGGTGGCGAGCCATCCGGGTCATTGGAGCAAGGATGTGGTGAACAGCATGTTGCTGAGTGCACCAGCGGTGTACACCAGTTTCACTAAGGGCAAGTTGTTCGACGAGAACAAGCTAAAAAGCCGCTGGACGCTGTATTTGATCACCCAGTATCCCGCAGGCGATGAGCAGTCGTCCGCGTATGCCTTGATAGTGCGTTTGCTGCAGGCTTTGCATGGCTTGGAGCTGGAGCAAGCGGATGGGCTGATGTTTAAGTCGGTGAAGAATCTGGCGCATTTGGCGGAGGATCAAACCGGTTATCAATGCCATGAGCTTGAGTTTAGTTTGCTGATGCCATGGCCGGATCAGGTGGCGCTTGACGATCTGGACGATTTTTTACGCTACCACGCCGATGAGACAACGCTCGATGGCAAGCAGGTCTTAATCGCCGCTGACACCAAGGTCTTGTAGGTGGGACTTTCTACCTACCAAAGACATTTTAGCAAAGGAGCAAGTATGCAAGCAAAAGCCGCCGTGACTGTTCGTCCTGCCAAAGGGCGTCAGGTACGCAAAGAGAACGGCCAGATCATACCGAAGGACGGTATCGATGTGGTGCTAACGAGCTATTACCGTCGTCGTATTAGCGACGGCGACCTTATCGCCATTCAATCTTTAGGAGACAAATAATTATGGCTATTTCTTTTGACAATATTCCCGCGACGCTACGCAATCCAGGGACGTACATTGAGTTCAATAACGAGCTGGCAGGCGCGTCGTCCACTATGTTCAAAGTGGCCATTGCCGGTCAGCGTTTGAATACAGGCACACAAGCGGCGGGCATTCCGGTGCGTGTAACCGATCCGACTCAAGCGACGGCCTTATTTGGTCAAGGCTCGATGTTGGCGGGTCAATGTGCGGCGTTTTTGAATGCCAATACGGACACCGAAATGTGGGCGATTGCCCTAGACGACAACGCCAGCGGCACAGCGGCCGCAGGCTCGATTACCGTCGCAACCGCTCCGATTAGTGCGGGCACAGTGGCCCTGTATGTGGGTGGCACACGCTTAAGTGTGGGAGTAAGTGCCGGTGATTCGGTGGCAACCGTTGCCTCGTCCATTGCGGCACAAATCAACGCGGCATTGGATCTGCCTGTTACAGCAAGTGCTGCGGATGCGGTAGTGACCGTTACGGCACGTCATAAGGGCGAAGTCTTTAATGGATTGGATCTGCGCGCCAGCTTCTACGACGAAGCCATGCCGTCTGGTTTGACGCTTTCGTTTGCGAATCTATCTGGCGGTGCGGGTAACCCAGATGTGTCCGTGGCCCTGGATGCCATGGGTGATGAGTGGTTTAACTGGATGGTCTGTCCGTTCACGGATACCGCCAACCTAGTGTCTCTTGAGACGGAATTGGGCGATCGCTTTGGCCCTATGCGTCAGATTGGTTGTCGTGCCTTTATTGCTTTTGCCGGTACTCATGGCGAAACCGGTACGTTTGGCTCAAAACGCAATAGCCCGCACGTAAGCTGCATGGCAACGGGCACTAGCCCAACGCCGACTTATTTGGTATCGGCGATTAACGCGGCGGTGGCGGCGAAAGCCTTGGCGATTGATCCAGCACGACCACTGCAAACCTTGGTGTTGAAAGGTATGTTGGCACCAAGTCGCCATCAGCGTTGGAGCCAAAGCGAGCGCAACTTGTTGTTGTTCGATGGTATTTCCACCTTCACCGTGGGCAGCGATGGCACCTGTCGCATTGAGCGTCAAATCACCATGTATCAAAACAATGCCAGCGGCCTTAGCGATGCCAGCTATTTGGACATCTGTACGCCAGAAACCTTGGAGCGTATTCGTTACGAACAGCGTTTGATGATTTCGCAACACTATCCACGTCATAAATTGGCGAGCGATGGCACGCAATACGGCGCGGGTCAGGCGATTGTTACGCCGCAGATTATTCGTGGTCAGCTGCTGTCTTTGTACCGCTCTATGGAGCAAAAGGGCTGGGTTGAGGATTTTGATACCTACACGGAAAAACTCATTGTGGAACGCGATGCAGACGATGCGAACCGTCTGAACTGGCGAGATACACCGAACCTGGTGAACCAATTGCGTGTGAGTGCAGGCAAACAACAATTCATCATTTAACTCAGCGGGGCCTTTTCTACAAAGGAAGGGCTCACCGTTTTTAATCCGAGCGTTTAACAGAGCGCTTGAAACAATGCTTAACAAGTAGGAGCAAAGACATGGCTAAGGTCGCAAAGAAACTGTATTTCGATATTCCAACGATTGGACGCGTGAACTCGCTGTCTGGCGCAACGTTTAACCCAGGCGGCAGCAAGCGTGATGCCGTGATGGCTGACACCGGTGTGGCAGGTTTTACCGAGGAGCCAGTGGCCCCATCGTGTGAATTCAAAATCGTTAATACCAGCGATATCGATCAAAACCTGTTGCGTAATTTGGTGGATGTGAATGTCACCGTACAAGACGACAACAACAAAGTGTGGGTCATCAACGGCGCTTGGATGACCGAGCCACCGGTGTTATCCGGCGGTGAATACAGCTGCAAAATGCAAGGCATCAGTGCGGATTTGGTGAAGTAAGCCCGATTCATCGCCATTGGCGCAGAGCAACACATAGCAAGGGTGGGCGCTTAGGCATAAGCGCCCCGTGAGACCATCGATTAGAGGAAATCATCATGCATCAAGTCACGTTAGAAAAAGGCCTTATGGTCGGAGAAAAGCAGCATCTTAAGGCCACTTTGCGGCCGTTATCGGCGGGGGACATCATCGCCGCCATGGAGGAATCCGAGCGAGTGATAATGGCCCCCAATGGGGAAGGCAAATTTGAGCCCACTTTATTGCTGTCCAATGCCTTAATGGGCGTCAACACACTGCGTCGCCAAGTGGCCTCCCTTGGGGAGATCCAAGGGCCACTGGAAGTCGAGCAGTTCAAGCTGTTGTCGGATATCGATTTGGACTTACTGCAAAAGGGCGTGACAGCGATGGACATGGCGACCGCTAAGGCGATGGTTGAACGGGGGCGAGATGTCGCTACGGGCTCAGACGATTGAGCGAGCCTTAGTGCTTTTCTCAACGCGACTCCCTTGGACTCGTAGCGATTTTCTTTCCATGACAGAGCGCCAGCTAGTGCGCCTGTCTAGCAATCTCAAAGGGATTAAGTAGGTATTTATGAGCGATCTAAAGGCATCTCTTGCGATGGGGACAGCGGAGAACTTTGTACAGCGTGCCCAGCAGTATGCGGATGCGGTGTCAGCAATGGGCCAGCGAGGCAAGCAGGTAATGGGTGCCTTTAGCAGCTCGTTAGGGCAGGCATCGGCTTTTATTGAGCGTTTACAAGCGCAACTGGGCGAGCCCAAAAAGCAAGACGACAAAACAGGGCAGGACGCGAGCGATAAGGCAGAAAACTCCCCGCTAGATAAGGTACTGGAACAAGCCGAAAGCCTCGTGAATGAGCTTTCCCACGCCGTGGATACAACGTCGACGGTGATCGATGGGGTGTCTAACGCCGCAGGTGAAGTCAACGAGTTTTCTTCGGCATCGGTATCGGCATGGCAAGCCATTACCAGCAACAAGTCGAAAACCAGTAGTGAATACTGGAGCGGCGTATTTAAAAGCGTTAGCAACGCATACAAAGAAGGCAAAGACGTGGTGACCTCCGTGCAAACGGTGGTCGACACGTTATCAGGCAAGGCTTTGGATAAAGGTAAAGAGGCGCAGAAACCGACTGTCTCCACCTCCCCTTTATCCAAAGACGTCTTGGCAACGAACGCAGAAACAGCGTTAACAGAACATGGGCTTGCTGGTGGGGCGAATAACAAAGGGGCGACGCCAGCGGCGAATGTGCAGCGCGTCTTTGTGGTCAACATGCCGAAATCTGGGGTGTTCGCAGTACAGCGCGATCAAACCAATAACACCAGCGAGCCTTCATGGCTAGACAAGGTCAAAAGCGCCGTCGATATCGGCAAGGATCTGTTGGATCTAGGCAAGGGTATTAAAGAGTTTCGTAATGGCGGCACAAAAGGCGAGTCCCTGTTGGACTTGAGTGATATCGCTGGCCGGAACGAGAACAGCGGCGCAAAAGCCCATGGTAAACCACAGAGTTTGTTGCCGCATCTAGTGGACAAAGTGGATGCGGATTTTGACAAGCCTGCGGTGCCTGCTAAGCGTTTTCAGCCATCGAAATGGATAAAGGGCATTAAGGGCAATGGTGTTGTCAACGCCCTGGTGGGTTCCGCTGAGCTGGCGGAAGTGTGGAATGGCGATGCCAGCGTGAAGGAGAAGGTCAAACAATCCGGTGGCGTGGTGGGCTCGGTCGTCGGGTCTGGCTTAGGTACTTGGGGCGGAGCAGCGGCAGGGGCCGCCATTGGCTCGGTGGTGCCAGTGATTGGCACGGCGGTGGGTGGTCTGATCGGTGGCGTTTTGGGCTCCATGGGCGGTGGTGCCGTTGGGGAATCCTTCGGCAGCCGTTTAACCAGCTGGTTCACCGGTGACGATGAGGAGAAGGCGCCTAGCAAAGCAAGTAAGCCCAACGCACAGGGGGCGGCAGACGCCGCGCTAGATAAAGTGCATGGAGAAATCAAAATCAGCGTGGAAGACAAGCGTGTAACGGTGTCGTCGGTGACGGCCCATAACCTGAACTTGTCCATCGCAGGAAGTTCAATGGGAGGCCATCCATGACGTGGCGAGATCGATTACAGCAAGGCACCTTTCGTGGCGTGCGCTTTTTTACCGAGCAGGCCAGTGGCCAAGCCGGTCGACGGGTGGCGGTACATGAGTACCCGCAACAGGACGTGTATTTTGCGGAAGATTTAGGCAAAAAAGCCGAGTCTGAACGTTTGACACTCTTTGTTGCAGGGCAGGATTACGACCTGGCGCGCAATCAATTGATGCAAGCCTTGAATAAGCCTGGGGCGGGTAAGTTGGTGCACCCCTATCTTGGCACCTTGATGATTCAGGTAACGGATTACGACTGGACCATCCGTACGCAACGGGGCGGATACTGTCAATTTACTGTGCAATATGTGCGGGCTGGGGCTTTATCTTTCCCTGTATCAATCAGCAGCGCCAGTGTGTTAGCCAAGGCGATTGACCAAGCGTCGCAAACGGTACAAGCGGATTTTGCTAAGACCTTTAGCGTCGATAAAAACGCGTCTTTTGTGGAAGACGCGGCGCGGGATTTACTGCAGCAAGGTGCCACCTTACTGAGTCATTTAAACGGCCAAATGATGGGATTACTGACGCCGTTGTCGCAGGTAGGGAGCAAGGTAGTGGGCAAGGTAGTGGGCAAGGTAGTGGGCAAGATCGACGATTTTGTCGGCAAGCTGGACGACTATCTGACGAACCCCGAAGCACTGGCCAAAGGGGTAAACGAAGTCGTGAGCATGGTGTTTGACGACATGGACGACATGAAAGCCGTGTTGTCTGGCTATCAAGAAACCTTGGACACCTTCGCGACGGATCTGACCAAGCAAGTGAATACCGTGACCATGACCTTTAATCGGCAACAGGAAGCCTTGAACAAAGCGGCGTTGAATACCCTGTTTACGGCCAACGCGACCTTGTCCATGGCCCAGGCCATGGTCACGCAAACGGGCTTGTTTACCACCTTAAATGAGGCGCGTAAAACGCGGGATCTGGTGTTGGCGCAAATCGACGATTTGATCGAAGTGGGCACGGATCAAGCCTACGAGGCGTGGGCAGATGTGCAAACCGCCATTATGAAACGCATTGATGAGCTGGAGCCAAACTTAGCGACGGAAGCGACAACGCAATTAGAGCAATCCGTCCCTGCGTTGGTGATGGCTTACAACCTCTATGGGGATGCCCGTCGTGAGTTGGAGTTTATCCGCCGTAATGGACTACCCAACCCTTGTAGCGTGCCCGCTGGAGTGGAACTGGAGGTGCTGAAATGAACGAATTACAGCATGTGTTTGGTGCCAAGGAGGGCGCCACTGATCGATTGTTGGTGAGCATTGATAACAAGGTGCATCGCTTTTGGACGCAAGCCGCCATTGCTCGCTCCATGGAGCGGGGAGCCCATTCGTTTGAATTGTCCCTGACGGACAGTTTAGAGGCCACTGGCCTAGGCGGCCACAGCGCGTCAGCCCGTGCCGTGCAACCCGGTATGAGCGTCACCGTGTACGTCAACGATGAGCCCATCATTGCTGGTTATATCGACGATGTGAACGTCTCGTATTCCAGTAAGAGCCATCAACTGAACGTGACGGGGCGCAGCAAAATCGGCGACTTGATCGATTGCACCACCGTGGGTAAGCAATTTCAGGTCGGACAAACTCTGGCGGGCATTGCTCGTCAATTATGTGCGCCCTTTGGAATTGAGGTCAGCGTGGCAGACAGTGCCAAAGACGCCGCCAACGACGTATTTAAGAGTGATCAAATGTTGGATCTTGGGCAATCCATTTGGGAGTTTCTCGAAGGGTTAGCGCGTCTGAAAGCAGTGCTCTTGGTATCGGATTGGTCAGGGAATTTGCAGATTACCCGAGCGGGAGCGGACTTGGCCGAGGTGGCCTTGGTACTTGGAGAAAACATTCAAAGTGCTTCTGGCCACTTCAGTGCCCGTGGGGTGTTCAGCGAATACACGGTGACAGGGCAACAGATGAAAACCCCATCGACGAATCAGGATGCCAAAGCCATTACCCAGAATCAGGCCAAGGTAACGGCAGCGGGGCGCTATCGTCCGTTTGCCTTGAGCGCCGATGGACCAGCGGATGTGGCTGCCTGTGAAACACGGGCTAAGTGGCAGAAAAATGTGAATGAAAGCCGCGCCAAAACCATGACTTATACCGTGCAAGGCTGGCGACAAACACCGAATGGCACGCTTTGGGCACCCAATGCCTTGGTCTCGGTACAAGACCCTTGGATGGGCTGGGATGGGGAGCTGTTGATCACGGAAACCCGTTTGATGCTCAACGAAGGCGGCTCGACGACGGAGATTCATCTGTTGCCAAAAGGGGCGTTTGATCTTAAGCCCGTTAAGGGGAAGTAAGCATGGATATGGTAAACAGTTTAGTTCGGAAAATCCGCCGTTTGGCGGGGCGTGCCTTGATTCGTCGAGTGCGATACGCCAACAAGATTCGCTACTTTCAAGTTCAGCAAGAAGGCGGTATGCCCCTGGATAACGTAGAGCATGTGGAGCCCTTTGGTTTTACCTCGCATCCCTTGCCGAATGCGGAAACTGTGGTGCTGGCCTTTAATGGCAATGGCTCCAACAGCGTCGCCATTATGGCGGGAGACCAGCGTTATCGCTTGGTGATCGACGAAGGGGAAGCGGCGATTTACAACCACCATGGGGACAAGGTGCATCTGAAAAAAGACCGCACCATCAGCGTGGAAGCGGCCACTAAAGTGGAACTGGTGACGCCCCACACCCATATGACAGGCAAGTTGACCGTGGCTGAGACGATCGAGGCCCAAGGGCATATCACCTCGCAAGACAAAATCACCGCTGCGAGCGTGGTGCAAGGGGCCAGCTTTGTCAACGCCGCGGGCTCAGGAAGTATGGGGAAAGACGGCACCATGCAGGTGAAAGAGGTGGTCGCCAGCGGCATTAGCTTAACGGGTCATGTTCACAGTAATGGTAATAACGGCAGCAACACAGGAGGTCCGCAATGATGATTTCTTTAGCGTACAGCAATGCCTTGGGCGGTTTGGACATCGTCCCCACCACCGACGACGCGCTGACTTGGCTGGACAATGCAATTTCCATCTCGCTCTTTACCGATGCGCGAGCCAGTGACGATGATCTCTTGCCCGATGGTAGCCAAGACAAACGCGGCTACTGGGGCGATATGGATTTGCCCGATAAGCAAAGCTTGGGCAGCAAGTTGTGGTTGTTGAGCCGTAGCAAGATTACCCAAGAAACGCTCAACGCCATGCACGATTACCTCACCCAAGCGGTGCAGTGGCTGATCGACGAAGGGCACTTGCAGGCGATCAATATCAAGGTGGAGCGGGATAGGGCAACACAACAAGGGGTTGGGGATCCGAATCGAGTGAATTTTCGCTTGGATTGCCAACTAAACAATGGCGAGTGGGTGTCGGTTTTTAGAGCACACGACATAACAAATGGAGAGTAAAAGATGGCTTTTTCACGCCCAACACGAACAACAATTCAAGCCCGTGTCGCCGCTGACATAGAGCGACACAGTGGCCAAAAAGCCACTCGCCGAGGGGATGTGTATTACCCATTGGCACAGGCGGTGGCCGGGGCAGCCCATGGTTTGCATGGGCACCTGCAATACAACGTCGACCAATTATTTGATGATACTTGCGACGATGACAACTTGCTGCGCCGCGCCGCTGAGATGGGGATCTATCGAACCCATGCCTCCCGCGCGTCGGGCACGGCGACGATCACCGGCAATAACGGCGCCACCGTGCTGGTGGATACCTTATTGCAAACCGACGACGAGGCGACCTATCGCGTCACCCAAGCGGCCACCATTGCCGATGGTCAAGCGGTACTTGCCTTGACGGCGGTCAACGCGGGCAGTGAGGGCAACTTACCGGCAGGCAGTACATTGCGCTTTGTCAGTACCCAGTTGGATATCGACGTGGAAGCCACCGTCATCAGTCTGACGGGCGGTAGCGATATGGAGGCCATCGATCGAGTGCGCAAGCGCCTAGCCGAACGCCGTAAAAACCCCAGCATGGGAGGCAATAAGGCGGATTACATCACCTGGACCTTAGCGGCCCATAACGATGTGACACGGGCCTGGTGTTATCCCCATGAACTGGGGCTGGGAACGGTCACGGTGCGCTTTGTCACAGAGGATTTACCGTCGCCCGTGGCCAGTGAGGCACATCTTGCCGCGGTGAAGGCGTATATCGATGAAAAGCGCCCCGTCAGCATGAAACAGTTTTATGTCTTGCCAGTGATCGCGAAGCCTTTGGACATTCGTTTTACCACGGTTGCGCCGAACACCGCTGCTGTGCGAGCTGCCATCATCGCTGAGTTAAAGGACTTGCTGCGTCGTAAAGCCGAGCCTGGTGGTACCTTGTTTTTGAGCCAAATACGGGAGGCGATTTCGCTGGCAGCGGGAGAAGACAATCACGTGATTGACTTAACCCAGGATGTCACCTGTGGCAAGGGTGAGTTTCTGGTATTAGGAGAGATCTCATGGGCAGCAGGCTAACGAATCAAACAGCGGCGATGAATCAATCCTTAGCCAAGCAAGCGCTCAGCGAGCCAGTCAGCGAATACCAGCATGCTTTACTTGCGCTCTTGCCTCGGGGGAACGCCTGGGCCAAGGTGCCAGATTCTCAGTTAGGTAAGCTGATGGCGGGCATTAGCGAAGAATTAGCACGAGTGGATCAGCGGGCGTTGGATGTCTTAAAAGAATCCCACCCCAGCCAAGCCTATGAAACCTTTGCTCAATGGGAGGCGGAGTATGGTTTACCCGATCCTTGCAGCGGGGTGGATCCCTCCTATCAGGAGCGGTTGGCGGCTTTGCTGCAAAGCTATCGTATGAAGGGCAGCCAGAGCCGAGAGTTTCTGATCGAGATCGCTGCCATCATGGGGTATCAGATCACCATTACCGAATACCAAACGGCTCGCTACGGCCAGCCTTACGGCAGTTTGTATGGGGGGGAAGATTGGGCCTTTACTTGGCAAATTAACGCGGCGCAATACAGCCCAAAAACACGACATTATGGCGATCCATGGGGGGATAGATATCGCACCTGGAGCAACCAACGACTCGAATGTGTGTTCAACCGCCTAAAACAGGCCCATACACACATTATTTTCAAATATATCGAAGAGAAATAATTATGGACTATCCAAAAAGAGATGACCTTCCAAACGGAAGATTTACCGACGGTGATCCGGCTCACAATATTCTCGCCAGTCGGGACAGCGCTGAACAAATGAATGCGGTGTATGACGAACTACGAGCACTGATCATGGCTGGTGGAATAGCCCCTGATTCAGAAGACTTAAAGCAAGTTTCCAAATCTGTAGGCCACCAGCTTAGATCAAAAGGCTTGTTTGATGTATCAGGTAGTAAGAATGAAATTGTATTAACTACGCCAGCAGGCAAGCAGCCAGTTACTGCGTTGAATGACTATGATGAATTTTCATTTATTGTGACAGCGACGAATACTGATGTCATTACAGTGGTCATCGATGAGTTAGTGCCTCGTTCTATATCAAATGTAATGGCGGGTAAATTAATTGCGGGAAACATAGCAACAATTCGGCATATTTCTGGGGTGTTTTATCTCATTAAGCAAGCTGATCCTCAATCAACAAATGTTGTTGGTGGTTTTGTTGGTTCCGATGTTGTTGAGTATGGTGAAAATGCTGCGGGAGCGTACATTAAGTTAGCTGGTGGCTTGGTCTTGATGTTTTCTGTTGGTTTTGCTTCTGGTATCGCTAATTCAATCACGAGTGGTGTGTTATATGGCTCGGATCTGTTTACATACACATATCCATATCAGTGTAATACTCCTCCGTATGTGAGTATTACATCTATTGACAATGGAAACAATTCGTTTGTATCTCACGGTAGTCCAACTAAATCGTATATTACTTGCCGAGTATTCTCTGGTAACAATAGTAATGCGTTTTCGTTAAGCGCCTTTGCAATAGGTTGGTGGTCATAATGAAGATTATTTTAAGTCCGGTAGCAAGTAATAAAACGACCAAAGTGTCCGTAAGTGACCTTGTTTTGACAATTGATGGCGTTGATGTAGACCTATCTCAAATTCCTGAGGGTGGGCAAGCTGACGGGGAGTTGCCGCTAATCGGCGTAGTGACTCGTGAAGAGGCTACTATTCAATACAAGTACGATTCATCAAAAGCTAAGCCCTCTCAGTCAACAGATTGGGCAGATTACACGTTTGATGTAAATAATGGTGATGTTCCTAGTCCTATTGTCTGGAAGGAGGCGTAAGATGATTAAAAATATTAAGTCTGCAGAAGATATTCAGGCCGATATTGATATAAAAAAAGCGGCTGATGTCAGGGCAACTCGAAATGTGCTTGTTGATCGAGTGACACGTGAAATTAACCGCTTGGAAGACGCGGGCAAAGACGCCAAAGCATGGCGAGACTATCGTGTCGTCTTACGAAATGTGCCAGAACAAGCAGGCTTCCCACAAGAGATTGATTGGGGCAAACAGCCAGCGGCTTTCACTGGAAAATAGGAGTGGAAAATAAAAGCGACTAATTAAAACTGAGAAGTCGCTCTGTCACTGATCTCTAACAGAGGGGACTTTTCCCTTCTATGAATCATTATTCCTCGCAAGAGAGTGTTGCCCTGTTGGATAAAACACAGTGCTTCACTCTCTTTTTTGCAAACCTATCTCCCTAAAAGGATAGGTAACGAATACATTCAAAGGAGACAGTCGATGAACTACCCAGATAGCAATGATCTTTACCAAGGCAAATTTACTGATGGCGACCCACTAACAGGCCTTCCTGCTAGCCAAGATTTCGCCGAACAAATGAATGCGGTATACGACGAGCTGATTAATCTAATTCGAGAAGGGGATGTGGTCGAAAATGTCGGCGCCTTATCCCAGCTTGCTTTATCGGTGAAAAATCAAATACGTGGCACGTCCGTTATGACCACTCGTGGCAATGCGAATGACATCCAATTGACCTCACCTACTGGTAAGCAAACCGTCCAAGCGCTAAAAGATTATGACAAAATTTATTTTCGAGTAAATGGCTCTAACTTTGATAGCAAGGTTACTCTGACTATCGATGGACTGGCCCCTATTGCCCTGTCCAATGTAGTTGTCGCGAATCAGCTATTACAAGGTGCATTGGTGACCGTCACCTACCTCGAAGGCCGCTTTTGGCTCACCGAACAGATTAATCCAAAAACAGGCAACGATGTAAATGATATCGGCAAACTCATCGTCGATACCACCAACCATACGGCTCCTGGGGAAATCGTGCTCGATGGCTCAACACTGAGCCGAGCCGAGCACCCCATCTATTGGGCCAAAGTACAGACCATCTCCAACCTAATTGATCAAGCCCAAAAAGACGCCGACCCTCAAACCTACTCGGGTTATTACGGCACAGGCGATGGGAAAACAACGTTTACCATTCCAACACTGGGTGGAGAGTTTATCCGTGGCTACGATAATGGACGTGGTGTGGATGCAGGAAGAGGGTTTGGTAGTTTTCAGGTTGCTACTCAGATAGGTATTGCTAGTCGGCCCTCTGGTTTTTGGGGAAGTTCATGGACTGATAATTACATCACAGATTTAGTCAAAGAAAATTTTAGTGTGGGTGAGGTAAATGTAGGTGGAGTATCAACTTTTAATAGCAATCCATCGGATGTAAGGTTTTCCAAGTGGGATTCGCGTCCTCGTAACATTGCTTACTTTTTTAAAACCCGATTATAAAAACCAATAGTGTTTCTTTAAGCCTCGCATAGATCTTGTCTAAGCGGGGCTTTTTAGTGTCTGTGATTCACGTTGTAAAAGCTAACACTGAACCCTGACAGACAGCACCTATCGCGCTTTCCCTGCATTATAAATACCAAGAAAAGCGGCGCACTTTGGTCAAACTAAGTTCACCGCTTTTCTTTTTCTTCTCTCAATAAGCGATACCTTGCTCCAGCCGCCTTCCGCGCCTGACTCGCTTATTGGAGTAATGACCAAAAATAGGAGACAGTCAATGAACTACCCAGATAGTAATGACCTTTATAACGGCAAATTTACCGATGGTGATCCACTTAATGCCATACCTGCCAGCATCGCCTCAGCAGACCATATGAACGCGATTTATGATGAGCTTAAAGCGCTTATTACAGCAGGTGGTCTTGCCCCTGATTTTAATGATTTGGCGCAAGTATCTCAATCGGTTGGCAGTCAGCTTAGATCAAAACGCTTGTTTGATGTTAGCGGCACCGCCAATGCGATCCTACTGACCACACCAGCCGGCAAGCAGCCTGTCACAACCCTAAATAACTACGACGAGTTTTCGTTTATCGTTGCTGCTACAAATACGGCATCAGGTATGACAATCAAAATAGACGAATTAGCGGTCATGCCGTTGGCTGGCCCAGTCGCCACGCAGATATTCGAAACCGCATTGCTCACAGTGCGATATATCAATGGAGTGTTTTATGTCGCCGATCAAGTCAACCCTCAGACGGGAGTTAGAGTTTCAGATATAGCAAAACTTTACATCGATACGGTTGATGTATTGGGAGTCGGAGAATATGCGCTGGACGGCGCACAGTTCAGTAGCAGAAACCACCCACTTGGCTGGGCGATTGTATCAGCGTCATCGAACTGTATCGATCAAGCAACGAAAGATTCAGACCCCATTACATATGGTGGTTATTGGGGGTTCGTTGCTGAGTTAGATGGTTCGTTTACCGTCACACTGCCCATGATTGGCGGTGAATTTATCCGCATGTTCGATGATGGCCGTGGTGTTGATGTCGGGCGTGAATTTGGTAGCTGGCAGGCTGATGAGTTTAAGAGTCATACGCATAATTTCTCTTTAGCATCTAATAATAGACTGGGCAATACTTCAGGAAATGCAAGAGTAGAGCAGCCAATTGATAACAATGCGCCAACCTCATTCACAGGTGGCAATGAAACTCGTCCTCGCTCTATCGCTTACTACGGAAAAACCCGACTTTAGGAGTCTATAAAATGAATTTAAATGCATTCAAAATCGGGGATAAATACCCTGTTTTCACAAAGAAAATCGACGCGAAAAAAGACTTTGTAAGCGGTGAATGGATGATTCCAGCTTATGCGACGGATGTAGAGTTAATTCCTGAAAAAGCAGGTTTTCAGCGTTATTTTGTAAAAGCCGATCAAGCTTGGTATTACGTTGTCGACAATATCGGCACTGAATACTGGGATGAAGACGGCACAAAGCACATAATTAAGGAATTAGGAGAAGAAGTGCCAGAAGGCGCGTTGTTCGAAGCCCCAGTTATTACGCCAACCGTTACAGAGCTGGCCGCCGCGGCACGTGCTAAACGGAACGCATGGCTAAGCGCAATATCGTGGCGCTATGAACGCCATGCTAGTGAGCTGCGGCTTGGTATTAATGTAACGGATTCTATAGAAAGTTTGGACACGTACGCGCAAACTCTGCGCGATATTACAGAGCAAGAAGGGTTCCCCACGACGATAGATTGGCCAACGGAACTATAAAAAAGATCGAGCGACTCAGAAACGCGGTAATTTAACTGAGTCGCTCGATCTTTTAGCCGTACTAGGTTAACCAAACAAGGTTTGTTCTGTGGCGTCACGGTGAAATCCTTTCAACATTAGCTCGCTGACTAGACAGTCGCCTCCCCCTCTTAATAGAGACACATGTTATGTGTATGACATCCAAAAACGCTTATTTCACGGATTTGCCAAATGAAAATGAACAGTCGTTACAGGTGCGTTTCTTCTATGCCAAGACAGTAGGTAAACACCGCCAAAAGAGTCGCTACATGACATGTTGATAGCAAGTTCATCATCTTCTTGCTCTCGTCGACTTTTTGGACAGTCCAGCCAAGCGTAAAAACCGCTCCTATGGACTTGCATTGTTCGACACAAGACAGCAATAGAATAGTCGTGGAGCCGTGATTTTATGAACGTGTACTTTTCTTTGACTCCCCGGCAAAGTACACGGCGGCCTCCTTTAGAATGTCCCTCTCTTCGGTCACCCGTTTAAGTTCAGCTTTGAGCCGCTGGATCTCTGACTGAGCTGAATCTTCCATTTTTCTGCTCGCTTCAGGCTTGCTGTATCGGACAATCCAATCATGCATACTTTTGTAGCTAACGCCAAGTCGCTCAGCCACTTCTGCAATCTTGTAGCCGCGCTCAGTGACTTGTTTAACGGCTTCAATTTTGAACTCATCGGTATAACGTTTTCCACTCAT